CGCCGAAGTCAGATGGGATGAATACGAACGTGTCGGAGGGTGTGCATTAACTAACCAGCATCACAAATGGGTCTATGCCAATAAGCAATCACGCAAATGCCGCCACTGCGGAATATGGGAATGGAAAGTCGTCAAAACCGTTAAGACGGTTGAACGTCAAACATTATGGGAGAGCAGAAAGTTTCAGACGGCCTCCGAAGAGGCGGTGGCAAAACGGATTGAATGGTTTGAGAGGAAAAAATGACGGGAATAGTGGGTTTGATTTGGCTGACGGGCGCGGCGGTTGTCGGGCTAGTGTCGGGGTTGGTTGTGATTGCGGTGGAAGAGGTGCGGAGGAGGCGGAATGGCAGATAAGTCCGTGTCGCTGCCTTTTCCCGACCAGCGGTTGAGTCCCAACGCGCGCATTCACCGTATGGCCAAGGCGAAGGTTTTTGCGGCGGCCAAAAACGAGGCGTACTTGTTGGCGGTCGGTGCGGGCTTGCGGGGGTTTCGGGGGCGGAAAATACGCATTGTGTTCACGCCGCCCGACAGGAGGAGGCGCGATTTGGACAACCTGCACGCAAGCATGAAGGCCGCTTTGGACGGAATCGCGCTTGCCGTCGGATGCGATGACAGTGAGTTTTGCCCGGTTGTGATTGACCGAACGTCGCCGAAAAAGGGCGGGGCGGTATTGGTGGAGTTGAGCGAATGAGCAGGGATGAATTGAGACAGTTGGCGTTGGCCTTCCGGGCGATTGACCGGGTAATCAATAGCCGAGGGGTGCGGTTGAATACTGTGAAAAACCGCGCAAAGAGGATGAGGCGCAAGGGTAAACGGGCCGTCTGAAATTCTAATTAGAACGGACGGCAGTCTAATTAGAACGGGAAAGGATTTGAAATGGCGGTCAATGTTGCGGTGGTAAAAACGCCGGCGGGAACGCTTGCACCGGCGACGGCATACGATGCGGAATTGTTGCGGGATTATGCCGCCGGTCGGCAGTTGAAGGTGGAAATTAAGCAGATGGGCAATCGCAGTTATCAGCACCATAAGCTGTTTTTCGGCGGGTTACTGCCTTTGGCGTATGAATACTGGGTGCCGTCGGGCGGGTTGGTGACGGACGGGGAGCAGAAGCTGATCAGCGGTTTCGCGCGGCGGCTTGAGGCCATGCATTCGAGCGGCGGGCTGTTTTTGGAGTTTGCCGACGAGTTTGTACGGATGGTGGCGGCAAAGCGAGGCGAGAGAATCGGCGCGGTGCTGCAAAGCATGGAGGCTTTCCGCAAGTGGCTGACGATTGAGGCGGGGTATTTCGATGTTTACGAGACGCCGGACGGCTACCGCAAGGAGGCGAAAAGCATCAGCTTTCACAGTATGGGTCAGGAGGAGTTCAACCGGTTTTACCGGGACTGCTTTCAAGTGGCTTGGAACATGATGTTGTCGTCGAAGTTTGAGTCGGAGGAGGCCGCTGAACGGGCGGCTATGGAGATGATGGAGATGGGCGGATGAAGGATAGATTGGTTGAAGTAGTCATAGATAAGTTCAGGGATAAGGTTGATAAAGGCGGCCATCCATACATAGAACACTTGTACCGTGTTGCTGATGGGGCAGAAGAACTTCAGGTTGGGTCTTATATGACGGGTTTTTTGCATGATACGTTGGAGGATACCGATTTGACGGCAGATGACTTGTTCTTACTTGGCGTAAGTAACGCAGTTATCAGCCGTGTCAGCATGTTGACCAAGCCGCATGATATGCCGTATGAAAAATACATCATGCGTATAAAAAATTATGCGCGGAAAAATAAAGACAAAATTATTTTGGCAGTCAAGATTGCCGACTTAAACGACAACCTAAACGTATCAAGATTAAAAATGTTGAAGGATGAAGATTTTAAAAGGTTGGTGCGTTATATGAAGGCAAGGCAAAAATTATCTGATGTTTTAAATTATTTACAGGGGCATAGATGAGCAAGATTACGCAGTCGGCACGCGGCGAGCGTTGTCAGATACGGTTTCCGGGTATTTGCAATCATGACCCGGAAACGACGGTTTTCGCGCATTACCGCTTGGCGGGCTATTGCGGCACGGGCATCAAGCCGCCTGACTTTATGGGCGCGTATGCCTGTTCGCGCTGTCACGATTTGGCCGATGGGCGGCTGAAGGCGGATTGTGCGGAAGGGGAAATTCAGACGGCCTTCGCAGAAGGCGTGATGCGGACTTTGGTTTTGTTGCATGAAAAAGGTTTGGTTAAAACATGAGCGGGGCTGTGAATGTATAGGAATGTTGAACAAGTATTACGTGAAGTTTATAAAATTCATAGTGTACGCATGGAGCCGCTGAATAATACGGCCAAGGTGTGTGCGTGGTGTGAAAGTAAGGGTGTAATGGGTGGCGGTGGAGAATTGACGCAAGCCGAAAGTCATGCAAATGCTGCAATGATTATCAGCCGTATAGAGCGCGTGTTAAACCGTTACGAGTTGGCTATGATTGAATGCACATATAGCGAAAACATGAGTGGTATTGTGGATCTTACGGCGTATATTGAAGAGCAAAATGTAGGGGTTAATTTGCTGTTGTGCGACAACATATTATCCAACTTGTTTACGGGGCTTCCTAAAAAAACCGTTATTATGGATAAATACGATATATCAAATGGTTATTTGTACCGGCAGCGTGAAAAAATAAAGAGGGTGGTAGCAGCATTAGAGACAACGGCTATATTAAAATTACAGGATGAGTTTGAATCATGCCGCATTATTGACAAAGCGGAGGTTTTAGGTATAATTATGATATAGTTTGGAAATAGCTATATAAACCGCCTTTATTGGGCGGTTTTTGCGTTTTCAGGCCGTCTGAATTTGAGCTTCTGCCTGTACAGGTAGCGGCGTTTGAATTTTCAGACGGCCTGAATAACCTGAAATTTTGGGTTGGAGGGTTCTCCGGCCGGTTTCAGGTTTCTATGGGCGTTTACCGTTTGAAGGTGTTCGGCAAAGGCTATCAGGGCGTGGTTTCACGTTGAGGGGAGAGGATTGCGGACGCTCCCAATCGCCAGAGGGTCGCGCCTCAGTTTCCTTAATGTCGTGGTTCTAGCCCCGCGCCTGATTGGTGTGGGGATTTTTTTTGGAGGTTCGATATGAGCGATAAGAAACGCCCCATCGGGCGTCCGACAACATATAACCAAGAAACGGTAGATAAAATCTGTGAACTGATCGCCCGTGGCATGAGCTTGCGGGCGATTTGCGCATCTGCGGACATGCCTGCTTGCGGCACAGTGCACCGCTGGTTGGCGGAACACCAAGATTTTCAGGAGCAATACGCGCGTGCGCGCGAGGAACAGGCGGACGGCTTTGCTGATGAGATTATCGACATTGCCGATTCCGTCACCCCTGAAACAGGTGAAGTGGCGAAAGCCAAGTTACAAATCGACGCCCGTAAGTGGAAGGCGTCCAAGCTCGCGCCGAAGAAGTACGGCGAGAAGCTGGAACTGGATGCCGATATGCGCGTGAAGGTAGAGACCCGCTCGCTGGAAGATATTTTCAAGTAAGCCTATGGCCAATCCGTATTTCAAGCCGATTATTCGCAAGGCGCGTTACAAGGTGCTGTATGGCGGGCGTGGTAGCGGGAAATCGTATTTCTTGGCGGAATTGGCGGTGGAAGTGTCGCGCCGCATCGGCACGGTCATCCTGTGCGCCCGTGAGTTTCAAGGCTCGCTGGATGATTCGGTGTACCAGCTATTGATTGAGACTATCGAACGTTTGGGCTACGCGGATGAGTTCGATATTCTGAAATCCACCATCACCCATAAAGGCACGGGCGCAAAGTTCGTGTTTTACGGCATCAAGAACAACGTGACCAAAATTAAATCGATTCAGGGTGTCGGCGTGTGCTGGGTGGAGGAAGCTGAAGCGGTAACGAAGAACTCATGGGATGTTCTGATACCGTCCATCCGTGGCGACAAGAACGCGGAAATATGGGTCAGTTTCAACCCGAAAAACATTTTGGACGATACCTATCAGCGGTTCATCGTCCACCCGCCAAAAGACAGCATCGTCTTGAAGGCGAATTACGACATCAGTCCGCATTTTGCCGATACGCCACTACTGGCCGATATGCTCGAATGCAAAGAACGGGACGAAGACCTTTACCGTCATATTTGGCTGGGCGAGCCGGTTGCCGATAGTGAGTTGGCGATTATCAAGCCAAGCTGGATTGAAGCCGCTATTGATGCGCATGAAAAACTGGGCTTCTCCGCCGCAGGCCGGCGCATCCTTGGGTTTGACGTGGCTGATGAAGGCGATGATGCCAACGCCACTGTATTGCGGCACGGCTCAGTCGTAACCGATATGCAGCAATGGCGCGGGCAGGATGTGATTTATTCCGCCGACAAGGTTTACCTGTACGCCCAAGAGCAGAATATTGACCGCATCGTGTATGACAACATCGGCGTAGGTGCCGGTGTGAAGGCGCAGTTCCGGCGCAAGAACGGCAAGGTGCAGACGCTAGGCTTCAACGCAGGCGGCGCAGTGTACAAGCCTGATGCCAAATACACTGACGACAAGAAAAACCGCGATATGTTCGCCAACATCAAGGCGCAGGCATGGTGGATGGTGCGCGACCGCTTCTACAAGACGTGGCGTGCCGTGCATCACGGGGACAGTTACCCCGAAGACCAACTTATCAGCCTTTCAAGCAGCCTGCACGAGTTGGAATACCTGACTGCCGAACTGAGCCGCCCACAGGTGGATTACGACCAAAACGGGCGGGTGAAGGCGGAGAGCAAGAAAGACATGAAAAAACGCGGCATCCCCAGCCCGAACCGGGCGGATGCGCTGGTTATGGCCTTCGCCCCCGTACAGGGCGGGCTGAACATCAACCCCAAGATATTGAGCGGACTATGAGTAAGAAAAAGAACAAGCCAAATGCCAAGGCCATGCGTCGCGCCCTGCAAAGGCTACCTGAAAAACAGCCCGTCTCATACAGCTTAGATTTTCCCAGCCTGCCGGACGGCGTGAAGCCTAGCGGCATAGCGATGGACAACAGCCCCTTAGGAAACTTCGGGGCTGATTGTTTTTTCGGTACCGGCTTTATCGGCTATCCGCGCTTGGCCGAATTGGCGCAAATTTCCGAATACCGCAGCGTGAGCGAGACCACCGCCAATGAAATGACCCGCCAATGGATAGAAATCAAATCCGTAGGCGAAGAAGACAACAGCGAGGCCATCAAGCAGATTGAGGAATGCTACGAACGCCTGAACGTGCGCGATGTGTTCCGTAAGGCCATCGAAACAGACGGCTTATTCGGGCGCGGCCAAATTCTGGTGCAAATCAAAGACCACGACGGCAAATTAGCCAATCCGCTGCTGCTGACCGAAAAAACCATTGCCAAAGGCAGCCTGAAAGCCTTGGTAAACATTGAGCCGATGTGGACGACCCCCGCGCCGTACAACGCCATCGACCCTACCCTGCCCGACTTCTACAAGCCGAAGGCATGGTATGTGATGGCACAGGAAATCCATGCCAGCCGACTGTTTACCCTGATTTCCCGCCCCGTGCCGGATATGCTCAAACCCGCCTACAACTTTGGCGGCGTGAGCATGACCCAGCTTATGATGCCCTATGTGGAACGCTGGCTGCGTACCGTGGATTCCGTCAGCGACCTGCTGCACAGCTTCTCCTTGTCCGGCATCAAAACCGACATGAGCGCGATATTGAGCGGCAGCGACGACGGCGACACCAACATCATGCTCCGTGCCGAACTGTACAACCGTTTGCGCGACAATCGCGGCCTGATGCTGTTGAGCAAAGACGAAGAAGAGTTCTTCCAGTTCAATACCCCACTTTCCGGCTTGGATGCGCTGCTTGCACAGTCTCAAGAGCAAATGGCCGCACCCAGCCATACGCCGCTGGTGAAGCTGCTCGGCATCACGCCCAGCGGCCTGAATGCCAGCACGGAGGGCGAGATTGCCGTTTACTACGACCACATCCGCGCCATGCAGGAAAACCTGCTGCGCGACCCGCTGGATAAGCTGCTCAAACTGGTGCAACTGCACCTGTTCGGCAAAGTGAACGACAACATCACGTTCGACTTTGTGCCTTTGCAGCAGATGAGCGAAACCGATCTTTCCACCATCCGCAAATCCGATACCGACCGCGACGTGGCCTACATTCAGGCCGGCGTGGTATCGGCAGAGGAAGTGCGCGGGCGGCTGGCGAGCGAGCCGGACAGCGGCTACAACGGCATCGACGTGGAAGACGTGCCCGAAATGCCCGATGACGGCTTTTCAGACGGCCTGAATGATGGCGGAGACCCCGACGCCCCAAAGCCTGAGCCCGCCCAAGATGCCGAATGGGATGAAAGCAAGCCATGAAGTTATCCGCCCCGTCCGATAAAGACATTATCCTGAAACCGATACAGCCCAACCTCGGCGTAGAGGCCGCCTACCGCAAAAGCCTGAAAAAGCTGTTGCGTGAAATGCGCGCCGACGTGCAGGGATTGCTTGAACGGCACTACCCGAAAGGCATTGCCCAAGACAGCCTGACGGACGGCTTGCAGGCTGCTTTGGCCGCCCTGTTGCGTTATTGGCTGGCACGGCTGGACAAACTCGCCCCGCAAATCGCCGAGATATTTGCCAATCAAAGCGCAAACCACACAGAGAGGGCCTTTCAGACGGCCTTGCGGGAGGCGGGCTTTACCGTCCGTTTCCGTGCCACAGCACAACAGCAAACCGCCTTGCAGGCCGTATTGGGCGGCAACGTCTCGCTTATCCGCTCCATTGGCCAGCAATATCTGAACCGCGTGGAAGAAAGCGTATGGCGCAGCGTGAATGCAGGCTACGACATGGCGCAACTGACCCGCGAACTGCGCAAAGATTACGGCATCAGCGAACGCCGCGCTGCCTTTATCGCGCGAGACCAAACCAATAAAGCAAAGGCGGCTATCGAAAAGGCACGGCGGCAGGAATTGGGCATCACGGAAGCTATATGGATGCACTCCCACGCAGGCAAAGAACCGCGCTCGAGCCATGTTGCCGCCAACGGTAAACGTTTCGACGTGGGCAAAGGTATGTATCTGGACGGCAAATGGGTACAGCCCGGAACCGAGCCGAATTGCAGATGCACCAGCCGCGCCGTGATTAAAGGATTCAACACATGAATACGCAACAGAGAGTCATTTTGAACAAAGCCCGCCGATTGTTGGCGATGGACAGCCGCTGGATTACCGTTAAACCGAACGGAGCGGAAAACAAAGGCTCGCCCGTCAAAATCGACGAATCAGGCCGGATTGAGGCAGGTATGGGCGGGAGGTTCAACGGCGAGAAAATCAACGAAGTACGCAAAAGCTTTGTCGGGGCGAAAACGCCGAGTAAAGAGCATCTGGCGGCGGTAGGAAAGGAAGCTGCTCATCGCAGCGAACTAGCCGAAATTTCTTCTAGTATTGATAAAAATTTTACGGCGGGCAACGTCCAAGAATTGAATAATACGACAACCAAACTCTTTAACAGATATATTGATAAATCAATACCGGAGAACATCAGAAAAGAGTATGGAGAGCTTAGAAAGCAAGTCTTTAAAAAAATTGATGAACTGAAAAATATTTCTACAGGCGCAACAAGTAAAACTGTTACACAGCCTGAAAAAAACCAGCCTAACAACGTAAAAGAAGAAATTGGTGGCAACAACAATAAAACAGTTACCACCGAGCCAAAAATCCCTGACTGGTATGCCGAAATCCGCAAGAAACATTCAGACCCTTACTGGAACGGCAAATTCTACGACGGCAGGAAAAAAGATACCCACCGCATTTATGTGTCCAATAAGGAATACACCATCAGCAGCGAACAAAAGGCAGAGCTGGAGCAGCACCGCAAGGATTGGGCGGCTTTTAAGGCGTCCCAACAAGCAGGCGGGACATATCTGAATGTGCCATACGAGCAGCGCGAACTTGCCAAGCAGCATGGTGCAAAATGGAATCCGGATAAGAAAAAATGGTATTTGCCGCCCGGTGTCGAATTGGCGGATGAAATCAAACATTTCAGTCCCGATTACAAAGCACCGCCAAAGCAGAGCGTCCAAAAAACGTATCAGAGCCAACCATCCCCTAGACCTAAAATCGATATAAATGATATGTCGAAAGAGGAAGCTAGAGAACATCTGAACAAGCTGTATAAGCAGCAAAAAAGATACAACGATGTTGTGAATGAAGGTGGTGAAGGATTTAATCCTTTTGATTCTGCAATAGAAGAGTTCAGATCACAATATACCCGTAAATTTGAACCAGAAAAACAGGCACTATTCGATAGGATAGATACTGAGAAGAGGAAAGATTACGAGGATAGAATGAAGGAACTTGATGAAAAAATCAAACGTAACGGAGGCTGGTATCCAGATTGAATTATGGACTACTTAGACGAAACCTACGCCATGGATTGCGACAACCCGCGCTGGTACAGAAAGCAGCCACAGTTGGCCCAAGACCGCTCCCTGCGCTCCTACGACCAAGACGGCAGGCTGCACGTTGAAAGCTCCAACATCAGCAAGGCCACGGTAAACCCCTACTACGGCAGCGAAATCCCCAACTACAAACAACTGGGGCTTGAGCCGAAAAAGGTTTACTACATGCTGCGAGACCCCGAAGAGTTGAAAAAGGCCGCGCCGACCTTCAACAACCTGCCGTTGTTGAGCAAGCACATCCCCGTTTCCGCCGACGAGCCGCAGAAAGAAGTGATTGCGGGCACGACCGGCAGCGATACCGTGTTTGAAGACGGCTACCTGAAATGTTCGCTGGCCGTGTGGGATGCGGAGGCGATTGCCGGTATTGAGAGCGGTGAGCAGGTGGAGCTATCCAGCGCGTACCACTACACCGCCGACATGACCGCCGGAGAGTTTGAAGGCAGGCATTACGACGGCGTGATGCGCGATATTGTCGGAAACCATGTAGCCCTTGTCGATGTGGGTCGGGCGGGGCGTGATGTTGTAGTAAGCGATGCAGACCCATTTCACGAAAGGAAAATCATGAAACTGAAAGCAGGCGCGAAAGCGCGTATTCAGGCGGTCGTGCAGCCTTTATTGGCGCAGGATGCCGAATTGAGCCCCGATGAACTGTTGCAGGTTATCGGCTCGCTCACCAACGAAGTGCAGACGGCGGAGGACGACGGCGAAGAGTTGCCGCCTGAAAACGTCGAGAATGTCGGCACGGACGAAGACGAACCGGATGACGGCGAAAATAACCCCGCCCCCGCCGAGCCGGAAGAACCCGCCGAAGACGAAGAGCCGGAAGCCCCAGAAGGCGGCGCACCCAAGCCCGCACAAGATGCCGCCATTTCGAAAATGGCGATGGATGCGGCCATCAAGCGTGCCGTGGAAGCCGAACGGAAACGTTCGCAGGCTTTGGCAACGGCGCAGCGCGAAGTGGCGCACATTGTCGGCGATGTGGCCATGGACAATGCGGCGGACGTGTACAAGTTCGCGCTGGAACAGAGCGGCATTGACGTAACCGGCGTGCATCCCTCCGCCTACCGCGCCATGGTCGGCATGTTGGGCAAACCCAAACAGCCGATGGCACAAGATGCGGCCAAAACCGCCGAACAGTTCCCCGGTTTATCACGAATCAGAAAGGCTTAAACCATGTCATTCCAAAAAGCAGTCCAACCTTACCAAGCCCCCGCCGTTGCGGGGGATTTTGCTGCCCACAACCCGAACGCTTCCATGCTGGCGGGTGAAGGCGCACTCGTCAGCGGCACGGACGGCGTAACCGTCGGCGTGTTTGCCTGGGCGGATGCCGACGGCAAAGTGTCCAACAAGAAAACTGCCGGCGCACGCATCGGCTTTGTCCACCGCGAACAACAGGCCAGCATCACTGCCTATCTGGCGGAACACGGCAATCAAATCCTGCCCGGCCAAATCATTACGCTGGCCGTGGCAGGCGACTTCTGGGCGCATTTCCCCGCCGGTGCCGAAATCGGCCAAAACGTGTTTGCCAAAGACACCGACGGCACATTGAAAGCATCTGCTGCCGCCACCGAAACCGGCCACACCCTGACCCGCTTCAAAGTGGCTTCCAAAGCCGCAGCTGGCGAACTGGCCAAAATCACTACATGGGAGTAACGATTAGATGAATACCTTGCAACAACTCGAACGCGATGCCGGCATCGTCTTTATGGGCGGCGGCAAAAAGCTGATGAACGAACAGGTGCAGGCTGCTTTGGCGATGGACGCGCAGCCCGCACTGACCACCGTCGGCAACAGCGGCATCCCTGCATGGATGCTGACCTATGTCGATCCGAAGCTGATTGAAGTCGCCCTTCAGCCGATGAAGGCCGCCGAAATCTTCGGCGAAGTGAAAAAAGGCGACTGGACGACCGAAACCGCCATGTTCATGCTGGTAGAGCCTACCGGCGAAGTCTCCAGCTACGGCGACTACAACAACAACGGCGTGAGCGGCGCCAACGTCAATTTCCCGCAACGCCAAAGCTACCATTACCAAGTGTTTACCCGTTGGGGCGAACGCGAAGTAGCACGCGCGGGAGAAGCGAAGATTGACTATGTGAACCGCGTCAATCAGGCCAGCGTGAACGCCTTGAACCGCTTCCAGAACAAATCCTATTTGTTCGGTATCAAAGGGTTGCAGAACTACGGCATCCTCAACGACCCGAGCCTGCCGGCCACAACCGCCGCCGCCCAAACATGGGCAACCGCCACCGGCGAGCAGGTGTACGAATCCATCCGCAAGCTGTTCCAAAAACTGTTGCAGCAAACCGGCGGCCTGATTGATATGAACACCCCGCTGCTGCTGGTGTGCAGCCCGACTGCCAGCGTGGAACTGACCAAAACCAACCAATACAACGTCAATGTTACCGACCAACTGAAAAAGAACTTCCCGAATCTGCGCATCGAAACCGTGCCGGAATACTCCGCCGCATCGGGCGAAATGGTGCAGCTGATTGTGGAAGAGTTGGACGGCCAGCGCACGTTGGAATGCGGTTTCACCGAAAAACTGCGTGCGCACAACATGGTTTTGGAAGCCTCCAGCATCAAGCAGAAGAAATCGCAGGGCACATGGGGCGCGATTATCTACCGCCCGTTCTGCATTGCTTCCATGACGGTGAGCTAGGCGGCCTTTTTTCAATTTCAAAGGAAAATCAAATGGCAAAACAAAAAACTGTAACCGTTGGCTGCAAACTGCCCAACGGACTGATTATTGAGGTCGGCGGCCAGTCGGTAGAGTTGAACGGCGCAAACGCCTCCAACATCATCGGTGGTCACGGCATTACCTACGATGTGGACGCCGACCTGTTCAATGCCTGGCTGGAAGCGCATCAAGACCGCGACATGGTGAAAAACGGCTTCGTATTCGCCCACGAAGATGCCAAGAACACCAAGGCGGAAGCTCGGGAAAAGACCGACAACGAGACCAAGTTGGAAGCCATTAACCCCGATGACAAGGCTAATGGCGTAAGCACTGCCAAGGAAGACTAACCATGCCCGCCGTCGTCTTCGATAAAGCACGGTTTCAGGCGGCCTATCCCGAAGTGCAGGCAAGTGATGCCCAGTTCGCCATGTGGTTCACGCAGGCAGAAAGCCTGCTGGACAACACCGACCACAGCATTGTGAAGAAGCCGGAAGAACGAGAAATGCTGCTATTCCTGCTGGTGCGCCATTTTGCCGCGCTGGCTGAACGTGCCGCACAGGGCGGATTGGTGGGGCGCATTGCTTCGGCTACTGAAGGCAGCGTGTCCGTAAGTGCGGATATGGGCGCAGTAGGCAGCAATGCCGCTTGGTATCTGCAAACGCCCTATGGCGCGACCTACTGGCAGCTTACCGCCAAATACCGCCGCTTCCGCTATGTATTGGGAGGCTGTCATGCGCGGCGGCGATAAATTCCGGCAACGGCTGGCCGAACTGGCCGCGCAGGCAAAAACGGCCAAGGTGCGTGTCGGCATCGTCGAGCAGGCAAACTACGACGGCTCGGACGGCGAAAGCGTGGCGCAAGTGGCCTTTTGGAACGAATACGGCACGGCAAGAACCCCCGCGCGGCCTTTCTTCCGCAATACTATTGCAGAAAGAAAAACAGAATGGGCAAGACTGGCCGGAAAGTTCATGCAGGCCAACGGCGGCGATGTGCGGCAGTCTCTTTCGGAGTTGGGTGAAATTGCGGTTGGGGATATAAAAGAAACCATTACTAACGGCAATTTTGCGCCAAACTCCGAAGTAACCAAACTGCTGAAATACCGCTTCCCCACCAGCCCTGCGCGCGTAACCGCCGCAGCGTATTACAAAGCCGTTCGGGATGTGCAACAAGGCAAGACCGTTGTCAGCAACCACGATAAGCCGCTGCAATGGTCGGACACCATGCGCGATTCAATCAAATACGAGGTAACGGACGAATGAACCTGAGAGCCATTGCCAACGGCGCGATTACATCCGTCAATCCCAACCTGCCCGCCGTGCTGAAACTCAACGACGGCTACACCACCGATGCCACGGGGAAACGGAAATCAGGCTACAGCGAGCATCCCGTAACCGTGCAGACCCAAACCCTCAGCACGCAGGATTTATCCTTGTTTGAAAGCTTGGCGCAGCAAGGAACGCTACTGTATGCCTATGTCACCGGCCAGTTCCACGGTCTGCGGCGGCAGGACGGCAAAGGCGCGGACAAGCTGGTATTCGCGGCCTATGGCGAAACCGAAACAACAGAATGGCTGGTGAAACAGGTGGTGGAAAGCTGGCCAGATTGGTGCAAGGTGCTGTTATGGCGGCAACATTAGACGATATTTATACCGAAGTCCGGGCAATGCTGCTCGGGCTTTTTTCGTGCGAAGTGGTGCGCGGATACAGCAACAACGTACCGTTGCCCAAGCCGCCGTTTGTGGTGATGAACATTCTGAACGAAACCGCCGCCGCCACGAACGAGCACGCTTACGCCGTGGCGGATGAAACCGCCGCCGTTTCGCGCCAATCAGAAATACAGATGCAGCTTGATTTCTACGGCGAAGAGGCGGGGCAGATGGCGCAGAAAACCGTTTTGCTGTGGCGCGATTTCTACGCCTGCGAACGGCTGAAATCCTGCCAGCCGCTATATGCCGACCCTGCCCGCTTCATGCCGCTCACCAACGAAGAGAGCGAATATGAAGAACGCTGGACGACTACCGTGCATCTGGCCTACACGCCACAGGCAGAACACCCGCAACAGTTTGTAAACGCTTTTGATTTAACCCTGATCCAACCGTAAAGGATATATCCATGTTCCAATCTATTCCGGCAAGTAAAATTGTCAGCGTAAACCCCGCCGTACTCAGTTCCGGCGGCTCCCCCCTGTCGATGAACGCCGTCTTTTTGAGCAAAAATGAAAACCTGCCCACCGGCCGGCACACCGCGTTCCCCGATGCTTCGGCAGTTGGCGAGTTTTTCGGCTTGGCCAGCGAAGAGTTTAAAGCCGCGCAAGTGTACTTTAAAGGCTTCGATAATTCGCACATCAAACCCGGCACGCTGTATTTCTACCCCTACAACGTCGGCAAAGAAGCCGCCTATCTGCGCGGGGCAAGCGTAAAAAGCATGAGCCTTGCCGCCTTGAAAAAACTTTCGGGCAATCTGAAAGTGAACATCGACGGCAGCGACAAGAGTGGCGACAACATCAACCTTTCCGCCGCTACCAGCTTTTCCGATGCCGCTGAAAAAATCAGCACAGCCATCAGTGCTACCGTGCAGTTTGACGAGCAGTTGCAAGCGTTTGAAATTGTTTCCGCCACCCAAGGCAAGGCTTCAGAAATCGGCTTTGCCACCGGCACGCTGGCCGAAGCCCTGAATCTGACCGAAGCCAAAGGCGCGGTGATTTCCAAGGGCAACGATGGCGACAGCGCGGAAACCGTGATGGAAGGCGTGATTCAGTCCACTTTGAATTTTGCCACCTTCACCACCGTGTTTGAACCCGAACTGGCCGACAAGCTGGCCTTGGCCAAATGGAGCAACGCGCAGAACAACCGCTTCCTCTATGCCGCATGGGGTAAAGAAGCCGCCGCGCTGCAAACCGGCAACACTACCTGTTTGGGCGCACAACTGAAAGCCGCCGCCTACGACGGCACCGCTCCGATTTACGGCGGACTGGACAAGGCTGCTTTCCTGTGCGGCGCGATTGCCTCTATTGATTTTACTGAAACACAAGGCCGCATCACGCTGGCGTTTAAAAACCAATCCGGCTTGAGCGTGGACGTGGACAACGCCGCCGATGCCGACAACCTGAAAGAGAACGGCTACAACTATTACGGCGCATGGGCAACCGCCAACGACCGCTTTACTTTCCTGTATCCCGGCCAAATGCCCGGCAAATGGAAATGGATTGATGCCTATGTGAACCAAATCCGCCTCAACAGTCAGTTGCAGCTTGCCCTGATGACCCTGCTCACCTCTGCCAAGGCCGTACCGTACAACGCCGTCGGTATCGCCCTGCAACGCGCCGCCTGCCAAGACCCGATTAACGAGGCCTTGAACTTCGGCAGCATCCAGCCGGGCGTACCGTTGAGCGAACAGCAACGCGCCCTGATTAACAACGAGGCGCGCGTAGATGCCGCCGCGAAGATTGAAAGCACCGGTTATTTCCTGCTGATTCAGAACGCCTCGGCGCAGACACGCGGCAACCGCCAATCTATGCCGATGAAGCTGTGGTACACCGACGGCGGCAGCGTGCACAACATCAACCTCGGTTCAATCAACGTTCAGTAAACCACAATAGGCCGCCTAAAACTTCAGGCGGCCTCTTTGCAAAGGAAAATATATGCAAACCGTATCAGACCGTACCCTGACCGCCGCCAACAGCATCCTGCTGATGCGCGTGAAAGGCTTTAACGACAACTTCGTACAGATTGAAGGCTATGCCGCCGACAATGCTTTCGACTTCGGACAAGGCAAAATCGGCGAAACCATGATGGGCGTGGACGGCCAGCAATCCGGCGGCTTTACCCCGCACGAAGTAGACTTCAACATCCAGCTTGCGCCCACCAGCAAATCACGTGACTACCTCGACCAGCTCACTAATGCCATCCTGCAACGGCAGGAAACGTTCATGGTGGAGTTTTCGGTAGAGATTTCATCAGTGAAGCGCCGCTACACTGCCACCGGCTTCTTGGTGGAAATCCCCGGCGGTACCACGGCTAAGAAAACGCTGGAAGCCGTAACCTACAGCTTCCGCATCGTGGTGAAACCAGAGGAGATTTAAGATGGCTCTGAAAACCCGGCAAATCACCATTGAGAACGGGCGGGATAAAGGCCGCGTGTTCCTGATTACCGAAATGAGCGCCGCCCATGCCGACAACTGGGCGATGCGCGCCCTTTTGGCTCTGGCCAACAGCGGCGTGGATTTGGGCGGCATCTCCCCGCAGCAAGGGATGATCGGCATGGTGGGGGCAACGCTTGGCGCATTAGGCAAAGTCAAACCTGAAGATGCCATCCCGCTCTTGAACGAGCTTTTGGACTGCGTGCAAATCATCCCAGAAGGCGGCCAGCCGCGCCCGTTGAATATGGACTTCAACGATGTGGAAGACTTCACGACCCTGTGGCGGTTGCGGAAGGAGGTGTTTGCATTGCATACCGATTTTTTGCAACACGCCTTTGGCCTGACCTCGGCATCGGGCGGGGAAGAGGAAGCCGGCAACAAGGCTACCTGAACCTGACACAAACCATCGGCACGCTGGTTTCCTCCCGTATATGCAGCCTGCACGAGTTGCAAACCGTGTACGGGCTGGAAGATGCCTTTAACCTGCTCGAAATCGTCAATACCGATGCCTTCAACAAGGCACAACAGGCTACCTGAAATCAGGTAGCTTTTTTAGGAATCGCTATGGCAACAGTAATTGATACCCTGTTTATGGAATTGGGCATTGACTCGTCCAAATTCAGCCGGGAAGCCAAGCAGGCTGTCTCCAAATTGGACGACATGACCGAGGCATTCGAGAAGGCAGAGGCAAAAACGGGCAAATCCGGCAAAGGATTGGACAAACACGCCGAAAAGGTCAAACAGAACGTCAAACAGGCCAAAAACCTTACCGAAGCAATGGGTAAGGTAGCAAAAGGCGCTGCTGCTCTTTTCGCTCTTGTTACCGGCTCAAACGCATTAGACAAGCTGATTCGGGAAGCCGCCGAAGCCAACGTACAGCTGGACAACCTATCACGCAATATAGGCATCAGCCGCAACCAACTCCAAGCATGGGGCGGGATGGCGGAAATGGCCGGCGGAAGCGCGGAAGGGATGAAAGGAAGCCTTGCCGGGTTGAGCATGGGCATTACCCGCCTCACCACCATGGGCGATACGTCCATGGTGCCGTTCTTTAATGCCTTCGGCGTGGCCTTGCTCAACGCAGACGGCAAAGCACGCGACCTCGACAGCATCATGCTGGATTTGGCCGACCGCTTTTCCAAAATGGACAGGGTGCAGGCCTACAATCTGGCTAAAAGCATGGGCTTGGACGACGGCACCATCAATACCTTGATGCTCGGCCGTGCCGAAATGGAAAAGATGCTGGAGATGCAGCGCAACCTTTACCGTTCCGGCGAAAAGGAAATACAGGTCAGCCGCGAACTGACGCAGGCGCGGGGCTATTTGAACGCGCAATGGGACAGTCTGAAAGCCATGCTGGCCGACGCGCTCGCCCCCGTACTGCTGAAAATCGTCAAAATGGTCAGCGGTTTCGTTGATTACCTGATGAAGCACGAAAACAGCATGAAGCACGTTTTCGAAGGCCTGGCATTTGTGCTGGGTGCGGTATTGGTCCCCGTCTTTATCGCCGCCGCAGCTTCCCTGTTGGCCTTTATCGCCCCCTTCGCCCCATTCATCCTTACCGTCGGCGCACTGGGCGCGGCCTTCCTGCTGCTGTACGACGACTACAAAACATGGGCGGAAGGTGGGAAAAGCCTGCTGGATTGGAAATTTTTTGACAACTACATCAAGACGTCGAAAATCTCGACAGACAGCCTGGGCAGCGCGTTCGTCTACCTGCTCACAGGCTACACATCATGGGCGGATGCCGCCAATGGCCTGCTGGACTGGCTCAAACTGAAAGGCTTTATTGACGAAAACGGTTTGTCAATCAAAAGCCTGAAAGAAGGATTCCACAACCTTTATCTGGAAATCAAAAACTACCTGATGCCGTATTTCGAAGCATTGAGCGATACCTTTACCGCCATGATGAACGGCGATTGGGAGGGAATGAAAAAAGGGATGGGGCGGATGGTCAAGGAAGCCGGGAACGTCGTTACCGACGTGGTCGGCTGGGGGGTGGAACATGCGGCGGGCGTGATCGATACCGCCACCGGCCACGACCCGAACGCGGAAGGCAGCCTGCAATCACAGGCTAAGTCCGCAACCAATGCCGCGAAGCAGATGATAGGCGTGGAACAAACGGAGACCAGGCCGATAAAGGGGGCGGTAAAACTCACCGAGCAAGACATTATCGATATTAAAAAAGTCGCCGCTACGGAAGTTGTCGGCAGCCTGAAGGGCGAGGCATTCGAAAAGCAGCTTGCCGGAGTAGTCGATACCATCCTGAACAGGGTGTACCAGAAAGGCGGCAATGTCCGTGCCGTTTTAAACGAACGGTGGGCATTCAGCGACATCAACGCCCCACGGAAAGGCGCATACGGAAGCGTGCAGAATGTGCCCATGAGCAGGGTCAGCGCACGCGTCAGCAAAGGGGTGGACGAGCATTTGGCAAAACGTGCCGCAGGCATGGCCTCAGTTGTCGGCGGGAATACCCATTATGCCAACCCTTATTTTTTAGGAGAGGCTAGCGCCAAGACTAAAAAATGGGTGCGCGAAGTGGAAAGTCAGGCGAATGCCACCGGTCAACGCTTCGGCGCAGGAAAGGCCGTCCATGTGCACGGCACTCCTACAGGGAGTAAAGCGGCCCCAGCATTCAAGGTAATACTAGGGGGGAATCAGGCCATCGCGGCAGGTGCCCAACGCGGGATGCAATCCATGCAGCAGGGCGAGGCAGTACGCGCTCAAAACGTAACCAACAACAACCAACGCACCACGCAGGTTTCCATTAACGGCGGCATACACGTCCAATCGTCGGCAAGCACCATCACCGGCACGATGGACGACGCATCCGCCGCCGCGCGAGACCGCATGGTTCAGGTTGTTCCGGCAATGGTTTGATGCCTGTTTATTTAAATGTTAGGTAATGTTAGAATCCGCCGGATTTTTTATCTAACGGAGAATAAAATGGGAAAACCGTCAATCCTTGAAGAATTGGAAAAATTGGGCGAATTGAGGGACAAAGGCATTTTGACCGAAGAGGAGTTTGCCGCACAGAAGGCAAAACTCCTCAATGGCGCGGATGCCGCAGGCGGAGTGCCGAAAAATCCTCAAGAGGGGCAGGCAGAGCCGCAGCAACAGCAGCCTCAGGCACCGCAACAACCACAGCAGCAGCCGCAACCGCATCAGCCGTCTATCGTCATCCAGCAATCCTCCATGCCCAGTGCGTCGTCATCCGCCGCAGCCGCAGCCGCCAGCAGCGGAGACGGTTGTTGGGGGACGTTTTTGAAAATCGTGGGCGGCATCTTTGTTTTGTCCATCATCCTTGCCACATGTACTTTGAACGGCCGCGACAAGAAAACGGAAAAACAGGAGGCCGTGCAGCAACAGGCATCCGCCGTTGTTGCCGAACCGGCGGAAACGCCGAAGGACGTACCGGAAGAAAACCTAGAAGCCAAACTCGGACAGGCGCAGGCCGACTATGCGGAAGCCGAAATCCGGCTGAACAAAGTTTGGAAGGAAATGGATGCCGGCGTGCGCGAACACTTGAAGCGCGAGCAGGTGGCCTGGAACCGCGACAAAGAAAGCACTTGCAACCTGTATGCGAAAGAAAACGGCCAGACCCAGCAGGAGCGCGATATTTTCCGTCTCGACTGCTGGACGGACAAATCCGACCAGCGCACTTCCGAACTGATCGCATTGGAAAAACAATTGCTGCCGCAGATTCAGAAAGCCCAAAAAGAGCAAATGGAGAAAAGCGCGGCGGTTGCCGTTGCGGAAATCGAAAAAGTGCATGCCGCATGGTCGGAAGTCCCCGACGACATCAAACAGCAGCTTGAAGGCGATTTTGCCGGATGGAAAGACGAGGTAACGTCCACCTGCTTCCCCGAAGGCAAAGACAGCGTGCAGGATGTGATTAAGGGCAACGAATGCGTCACGAAAGCGGCGCGGAAGAAGTTGAAAGAAATAAACGGATACAAAATATGATGACAAAGGCCGTCTGAAATTCAGACGGCCTTTCGGTTCGCCGCCCATGGTTTTTCGGAAAGCCCCTTGCATTCGCAGGGGGTTTTGTTTATGATGGGGGTTCCTACTTCAAATGCTGTACCCGTGCCAGCAGCGCGGTTTTTTCATATCTGCTCCCATCATATTGTTTGCCGCATTTCCGTTTCCTTGGTTGCGACAGATTTCAAGTTATGGGGGTGCGGGTAGCAGCAATGCCCCGGCGTCTCATTTGAACGTAGGACACCCCCGCCCAATTTGGGCATTCCTAAATCCTTAATCAAATGGAGTTCATCATGAACACTAATTTTTCTCTATCTTTCCACAACGTCGATTTTGATATTACAGATATTCACGGCCAGCCTTGGTTAAGGCTGCCTCAAATTGGGGTAGCCTTGGGATATGCGAATCCCTACAAGGTTCAGCAGGTATTTGACCGCAACGCCGACGAATTTACCGACAGTATGACCCAAGTTATCGAACTGCCCACGGCAGGCGGCAAACAGCAGGTGCGTGTATTCAGCCTGCGCGGCTGCCACTTACTCGGCATGTTGGCGCGAACCAAAGTAGCCAAAGAGTTCCGCCGTTGGGTGCTGGATGTATTGGAAGATGAAGTGTCAGGCCGTCTGAAACCGCAAGCCCCGCGCAAAGCCCTGCCGTCAGGTCTGACCCATGAGCAGCAGGCGGAAGTCAAAGCCCTGCACAACATCCTGATCCAGTCCGTGCCGTTCGAGAAACAAAAGGCCCTGGCGATTACGCTGTGGAGCGCGGTCAAATCGAAATTCAAGGTCGGCTACAAAGACGTGCCGCCCGAACAGTTTCCCGAAGTGTTGAGCCTGATGGCGCGGGTGGCGGTGGAGAAGGGGGTGCAATACCGCGAAGCCGAAGCTGTGAATCTGGAAACCGTGCCGAAGCTGTTTGACCGTCAGGCCAATATCCCGTTCGACCTGAAACGGGATGCCCATTACGCCGTTACGGTGCGGAACGGGCAAATCTACCGCCACGCCCTGCGTTATGCCTCGATGCCGCACGAAGACAGTCTGATTCCGTGCCTCGCGCATCAGAATAATTTTTAACCCCCCGCAATACTGCCGAAATGGCAGTCAGACCGCCGCGCCGCAAGGTTCGGCGGCCTTTGTGCTGGAAAAACAATAGGAAGGTTGATTATGGCTTGGAACTCAATCGGCATACCGAATATCCCCAAATTGCCGACGAATATAAGCGGTGCGCTGATACAGTTCGGCGGCGCGGCATTGATTAACGCCGTTTTCGGCAATTATTGGGGGATATTCGGTCAAAACGGCATCCCGCTGCTGTTGGCGGACAATGTAACCGCCATCAAACACACTTCCGCTTCCAAAGTGGCCAATGCGCCCGTAGAACAAGGGTCGTTTGCCAGTTACAACAAGGTGGACGACCCGTTCACAATGACCGTGCAGATGACCAAAGGCAGCGGCGGCGTCGTGATGCGCGGCGCGTTTCTCGCCTTGGTGGATGCGCTGGCCAAAAGCAACGACCTGTACATGGTGATTACGCCGGAGGCCGTCTATCCGAATATGGCGATTACGGGCTATGACTACGCCCGCGAGGCTTCGGACGGGGCGCGTCTGTTGAAGGTCAATATCCATCTTGCGGAAGTGCGTCAGGTTAAGGTCAAGTACACCAAAACCAAAGCACCGGAAGCGCAGAAGATGCAGGACAACGGCAAGCAGGCGGCGAAGCCTGCGCAAAATCAACCCGGCCAGTCCTTCTTGTCCAAGATTGGGGATTTTGCCAAGGGCGGATTGGATAAAGTCAAAGGCTGGTTCAAATAGGCTGTCTGAAAATGATTTATGAAATTCCTTTAAAACCCGTCCCCTCCCAGCAAACGACCGTCGGCATCGAAGGGCGGGATATTACCGTGGCCGTCCGGCTGCGGCTTGGCCGTCTGTATGCGGACGTGAAGGCGGACGGGGAGTATTTGGTTCAAAACCGCGTCTGTCTGGACGGCGTGCCGCTGGTGAACGAAGTTTGGCGCGGACTGCCCGGCGATTTGTACTTTATCGACAAGCAGGGCGCGGATGATCCGCAATGGCCGGAGTTGGGCGGCCGCTTTATTTTGGTGTATCACGATGGGCATTAAGGAAAAAATCCTGCGGATCAGCATCAAGCTCGGGCAGGAAAAGGACGTATGGGATGCGAAAGGCAACGATACGCTGGTTGCGGAGGGGTTGCGCGCGTCCTGCCAAATCAATTACGGCAACGGCTCGCTGATGCCGTCGGCCAGAATCAAGGTTTACGGCTTGAGGCTGGAAACCATGATGAAGTTGTTGCGTGTGCGCTGGAATACGGAGCAGGCAATGATGAACTTGGTGCAGGTCGAAGCGGGGGAGCAGGGCAATATGGGTGTGGTTTACACCGGCAACATCACGTTTGCCTACCCCGATATGGGCGGCGCGCCCGATGTGGCCTTGGTTATCGAGAGCCATACCGCCGTTTTGTGGCAGCTGAAACCTGCCGAAGCAGTCAGCAACGAAGGGGAAACCGATGTTGCCGCCGTGATTGAATCATTGTGCGCGAAAATGGGGCGGAAATTTGAAAACAACGGTGTAAACGTGAAAATCAGCAATCAGTATTTGAGCGGCACGGAGTTGGACAAAATCCGCCAGATTGCAGCACATGCGGGAGTAGACGTTTATATCGACAATGAGACGATTGCGATTGCGCCGAAGGGTCAGCCCCGAATGATTGATGTTCCGGTTTTAAGCCCGAAAACGGGGCTGATAGGCTATCCCGTGCCCGATTTGCAGGGTATCAAACTGCGTTGCCTGTACGACAAGGCTTTGCGTTTCGGCGGCTTGTTGGAAGTCGAAGGCAGCCAGATAGAAAGCTGCAACGGCAAATGGCGCGTTTTCGGCATGTCGCTCGATTTGGAGTGTAAAACGCCGAACGGCAAATGGTTTGCCGACATCAAAGCCGCCGATGTGGAGGATATGAATGTCAAAGTCGCAAAATAACTGGGCGCAATACGGCGCAGAACAGGCGCAGGGCGGCGCGGGCGAAATCGGCGCAATCGTCTCGGGCATCGTCTCGCGCATCCAAACCGTCACGCTGGTGCGGGTGGTGAAAACCAAAGCGGGCGGGGTGGCCCCCGTCGGGCTGGTGGACGTGCAGCCGTTGGTTGCCCAAGTCAGCGGCGGCGGGGAAATTACGCCGCACGGCATTATCTACAACGTCCCGTATTTCCGCCTGCAAGGGGGCGGGAACGCCGTGATTATCGACCCCGAGCCGGGGGATATAGGCATGTGCGGGTTTTGCAGCAGGGATATTTCCGCCGTCAAACAGAATAAAACGCCGTCTGCGCCGCAAAGCCTGCGGCGTTTTGATTTTTCAGACGGCCTGTATTTCGGCGGCTTCCTGAACGGCGCGCCCAATCAATACATCATGTTTTCCAAAGGCGGCATCAAACTGTTTTCGCCCGGCGATATTGAGATGGAGGCGGGCAATATCCGCCTGAAGGCGCAAGGCGGCGTGAGCAGTACCTCGCAAACCTTTCAGGCCAATACCCAAGCCACGGCGCAATTCACGGGCGGAGGCGGGATTTCCGCCGATGGCGATGTGAAAGCGAATGATATCAGCCTGCTGAGCCACGTCCACAAAGGCGTGCAGCCCGGCGGCGGCAACACGGGAGAACCGCAATGAACACCCTCTATCTTGACCCGCAAAGCTGGGATTTGGTTTTAGACGCGGCGGGCAATATCGCGATGGCGAAAGCCCCCTACGCCAAAGCACAGGATGCGGCCTCGGCGTGCCGCCTTTTTTCGGGCGAGCTGTATTACGACACGGAGAAGGGAATCCCCTATTTTGAAGAAACGCTGGGCAAAAAGCAGTCGTTCGCGCTGTACCGGCACCGCCTGATACAGGCGGCAATGACTGTTCCCGGCGTGGTGGCGGCAGATGTGGAGATGGAGCAGATGAATGACCGCGTCCTGTCAGGCCGTCTGAAATTTACCGACGACACGCAGAAACAATATGAGATAACGCTATGACGAACGTACCTAAAATACAGATTACCGACAGCGGCCTGAAGCTGCCGACCCATCAGGAAATTTTATCGGGCGTGTTGGCCGACATTAATGCCGCGTTCGGCGGCGGGCTGAATACCGAAAGTCTGGAAACGCCGCAAGGGCAGCTTGCTTCGTCGCTGGCCGCTGTGATTGCCGACAAAAATGATTTGATAGCCGAACTGGTCAATCAAATCAATCCCGATTACGCAGACGGCATCATGCAGGATGCGATTGCCAAAATCTATTTTTTGGAGCGGAAAAAAGCCGTGGATTCGTCTGTCGAATGTGAATTTATCGGCCTTGCCGGAACAATCATCCCTAAAGGTTTCGCCGTATTGGACACACTCGGCGTGCAATGGATTTTGAGGGATGAATCCTCTATTTTGGAAGGCGGCAGGGGGATGGGTATTTTTACCGCCGCCGGCGTGGTGTCGGCCGCCGCCAATACGGTAAACCGGCCTGTCAGGACAATTACCGGTCTTGACCGCGTCAATAATCCGCGTCCCGCCGTCCCGGGAAGGGAATTGGAAAGCCGCGCGGATTTCCGCCGCCGCCGGCAGCAGTCGGTGGCCGCAAATGCACACGGAACGCCGCAGTCCGTGTATTCCAACGTCGCGCAGCTTGACGGGGTGAGTGATGTGTATGTGGTCGATAACCCGAAAGACGAATCTATAAATATTGGAGGCGTAACACTTAATCCGCACAGCATTTATGTTGCCGTCCGCGGCGGGGATGATACGCAAATTGCCGAACAAATCTGGCGGTACACAGGCAACGGATGCGATTACAACGGGAATACGACCGTAATCGTTTATGACCACAACTATATGGATCCGAAACCATCTTATGAAGTGAAATTCCATCGGCCTGAAGAAGTGCCGGTGTATTTTAAAGTCACGGTAGCCCCCGGAGCGGCACTGGGTTACGAAATCAAAATTCAGAATGCGATTATTCGGCATTTTGCCAATCTGAATCTTTCCCGCATCGGTCAATCTGTATTTTCTGCCGATTTTTTCCAGCCTGTTTTGGCATTGGAAAATATCCGGCTGCTGGATATCCAAATCAGTGATAAACGTACAAATTGGAGGGAAGAGGTCAAGGTAGGCATCGGCAGCATCCCTACTATTTCGTTTGGCAGTATTGAGGTGGTGTCGGCATGATTGATGTTGATAAAACTATCATCAGCCAGTATGCGCATAGCCCGGTATTACTGGAGATGATTCATAGGTTGAACGACTGCATTTGCCCGCGTGAGCAGTTGCAGGCGTTTTATCATGTGATTTGGAATGTTGAGACGGCCAAAGGCTACGGCCTTGATGTGTGGGGGCGGATTGTCGGTATTAGCAGGGATTTTAAGGTTACGCCTAAAAACAAGCATTTGGGATTCGCCGATGGTTTTTTAAACTTTGATAATGGTATTTGGAGTGTCGGTGACGGCACGACGGACGTTTATACATTGGCTGACGATGCCTATCAGAAGCTAATTATGATTAAGGCGATGAAAAACATCATGTATGCAACAGCATACAATATCAACCGCCTTTTAATTTCGTTGTTCAGCGGCCGGGGGCGTGCCTATTTCTTAAAAATAGGCACAATGAAGGCACGGTATGTATTTGAATTTAATCTCACGCCGACTGAAAGGGCTATTATTTTCCAGTCTGATATTTTGCCAAGGCCGTCTGGAGTCTTGGTGGATTTTTTTGAACCAAAAGCCGGGCAGTATTTTGGCTTTAAAGAAGCGAACCTAACCCCGTTTGACAGCGGGGTTTTTTATTTGGAGTAAAAATAAATGACTATGCCAAAATTATTGGTCACACCATTTGCTGATGAAGGTTTGAAAAACAGCATTCCTGTTTCCACCGAACCTGATGCTTTAGCCAATACGGCTTCTTATAAAAAGGGGTTCCCGCAAGCGACAATGACCCCTGTAGAGCTGGGCGGAATGCCACCCAGCGGGAAAGATATGAATGGGATATTACATGAATTGTCGGCTCATATCGCCTATTTAAACAAAGGCGGGAATTACACGTTTGATGCTGATTTTGCCGAATCGATAGGCGGTTATGATATTGGCGCGATTGTACTTAGTGATGACGGCATGACGGAATACATCAACACATTAGCCAATAGACCTCTTGCGAAAATATTCATCCCATCGCATTAACCAGTCCTGCAATCAG